CTGCCTATTTATTTCTTTGGCGACCATGCGCCCATATCTTCACTGGCCGTCTTAGCCGAGTGACAGCTGGTGCACAGCGGTTGCCAGTTGGCTTGATCCCAGAACAAATCCTGATCGCCCTTGTGTGGTATCCGATGGTCAACATCGGTTGCAGGTGTTGTAAGCCCTTGATCAGCACATCGTGAGTCAGGTCCTTCACATAATGGATGCTCGCGAAGGAAGACTGCCCGAGCCTTTTGCCAATGGTGATCGTATCCTCGCTCGTAGGCTGTTCCCCGACGATCAGCGTCTTGCCTGCTTGCTTGAGTAGCATGGTCAGCGCAGCGGCCACGATTGACCGCGAACTGCTTGCACCCAGGATGACTACACGGACGCTTGGCTGCATGTGGCATTACCCGCGCCTTGCTTCACGAACATCACGGGTGATGGTGCCGATAGGATTCTTAGCATCTCTCCACCGGCTCAGCTGATTGGCCACGATACGGGCAACCAACCAGGCAGGCGCTGCAGCGATGAAACAGAAACCGATTTGCGCATGAATCGACAGCCAGCCCAGTGACAACCATTCGATGGCCAACGGCCCACCAAACACCGATGTCGATACAGCCATGGCCAACATGCCAGCGAACTCCAGCCCGCTGCGCGGTGGAGTCAAAGCCATCATCACCAGGGCGGCCAGTACGCCAACCACAATCAGCACAGCAATAAGTGCAAACGTACTGGTAATGACAAGCGCACTGCCAATGGTGGCTGCAGTACTGGAGTGCGTGGTCAACGTCGCGGCGCTGATAGCGTCTGACATGGGTATCCCCTGTTTATTCATGACTGACTCCGACTGTGCACCGGACTGTAAGTGTTGGAGCTGGCAGAGTCGCACAGCCCGAGAAGGCGATACATAACAAGATCAGGAACATGGCTTTCATACCGACGCCAAGCTGACACGGTTGGCAATCCAGCCAAACACAAACGCTTCGTTCTTCTGACGCTTGCGGGTCAGCTCGATGTAGCGAGCACATTGCAGGCTGTTGAGCGTCTTCAGCAGTACGGCGCCACCTTTGGGACCGCGTTTGGCGTAGTACGCATGCAATGCAGCGATGGTTGTCTTGCCGATCACCCCATCCTCAAACAGATCGGGGTAGTACTCGCCCTGATTATTGAATGCGTTCAGCACCTGCTGCAGCATCATGACGGCGGTTGCTATGCCCATGTTGACGCCAGTATCAAACAGTTCAGCGGCCAGCGGCTCACTCATGCGGCTGACTTCATTAAGCAGTAGCTTTTCCCAGTATTGGGTGTAGTAGATGCGCTGGGCGATTTCGATGGACATCTTGCTGATGTCGCCCATGTAACCATTGGCGCGGGCAACCGCTTCGGTAATGCCCCAGATTGTCTTGCCGCCCAGATCGTTTGGGTTATTGCTGTAGCCGCCTTCATGGCCGACTGTTGCTGCAAATGCCCGAAGGAACTCTGATTGACCTTGCATAGACACCTCGCTTGATTAACCCCTTTCGGGGCACATCCATGTGCTGGGGTGGCTGACCCACGGCAACGAACACAACATGCGAATGAGCACTGCACAGGCATCGAACCTGTGTCACGTCGTTGGTTGGCGAACGTGAATGCCGCTTTCAGTACCCATGCGGTTGTTATGTTTTGCATCCTTGCAGCAGCCTGCCTTGCTGATCCTGCAAACCCGCATCCTACGGGCGATCATGATTAGGCTGCTGGCCAGCGCCCTGTCCGGGCTTTGTATTGAATTAACCTTCCTTGATGACCAGATAACGGGTGCTGGTCAGGTACACGTCAGGGCCGGTGATGTCGCACGGATTGTTCAGAGTCACTTCATGAGCCATCACATCGGGCTGACCTTCGGGATAGCCTTTATCCCAGACCTGCACCACCACCTTAAAGTCTTTGCCGCTATCGGCATTTTCAACACGAACATGCTTTGTCATGACAACCACCCAAAAACAGGAATAAAAAAACCCGCACTAGGCGGGTTATAAATACGGAAATCCGAAAGGAGGTTTGCAGCGGACGCAACTCTCCTGTCCGCGACTTTACGAAAACATTAGCTTTGCGGCAATAGTGTGAATATATTCACTTCCTGAGAATGGTTTTCATCTAGGGCAAGAGCGGACTGCGGCGAGCCGATAAATTGGTACACCTTGATCGTCTTTGGCCCAGTCAACGCCTTGCGCGGCGACTCCAGAACAGCCACGTCTTTACGCTTTACCAGCTTGCCAAGACGCGATGACAGGTCGGCGCTTTCGACATCATCCGGCAATGCCCGGCGGATTTCGCTGGCCGACATCGCCCCGCCGATACGCAACACCTTCAGGATACGGTCATTGAGTGATTGGTCACGCATATGCTTGTTCCTCCAGTTTTTCTTGTACTGACACCTTTGCAGACACCAACAGAGCCTTGTTGTAGGCGCTCATGTTGTATTCGTTTTTCTGATACCGACTCAGCAGCACCCGTATGTAATCCATTGGCAGATCGCGGATGATGCGCTCGACACGATCGCCCAGTTCGTCGTTGCACTGGCGTTCCCGCACCGGGCGTCCTTCGTTGTCCCAGACGTACCGGGACAAGTTGCTGTTCCATTCCCGTTCGGCTGACCCGCACTGGTTGGCGATACGTGGACCCCACGACCCGGAGTTGACGAACAGCCCCCAGTTTTCCAGCAGCATTTCCAGCACGTCAGGGGTGATAGTGGTTTTAGCCATGATTCACCCCCGGACGCACAGCGAGCGACAGCGGGCGCCGGTTGACCGGTTCAGCAGTGATCCCGCCCACCATCAACACTTGACGCCCTACCTCTTCAGCAATGGCCAGCCAGTAAGTGTTTTTTTGGCTTTGGCTGCGCTCCAGCACTTGCTCCAGGACACGCCGGTTTTTGACGCTGACCTTGTCGAAATTCGCACGCAGCACCTTGTCGGCTTGCTCCGAACTGTTGAGAAAAAACGCCAGAAGGCAATCAATCGTTACGTCTGTCAGTGTTTTTTTCATTTCTACAGCCTTTAACTTCTGTTTTTTTACTTTGTTAAGGGTTGTGTTAAGGGTTTAAAGCATACCCTTAACATCTTGAACCATTGGTGCTGTAGGGTTTGTTAAGATGTTAAGGGTATTAAGGGTTTATCAGCCTTGCGTGTGAGAGAAAAATTTTCTTGCTTGTGAATCAGCGTTTATAAAAAAAATTACTCTCACACACGCGCGCACGCGCATAAACCCTTAACATCTTAACAAGCCACCCTCAAAGCCTTGCGGCTGTTGGCTTGCTGCGTGTTAAGGGTTAGTCGAAAACCCTTAACACAACCCTTAACATCACTCACAAAACCCTTAACACATTTGGTCTGATTCGTTACCGCCCAACGATTCGGCAAAAACTTTCATCTCACTGGCAAGCCAGTCCTGTTTTTTTTGATCCGCTGGACACTGGCCAACAACGATCACCGTGGCCTGTTTTTTTCCTGTCTGTCCGACCGTGTACCAAGCCAGCTCTTTTCTTTCGTACACGCTGATGTTGGTGCAAAACTTGGTCATGGTGAGCGGCCGCTCCCCAGATCGCGCACAGAAGCGGGTGTATGCCTGATACAAATGTTGAGAGAGGCAGGTCATGTACGGCCAACGCAGGCGGTTTTCCTTCCATTCCCGATGAAACACTTGCCAGCCCGGCAAGCCGTATTCGATCAGCCGTTTTTTGGCCTCAGTCATAGGCGGCTCCAGGTGCGTGTGAAACGTGAAGGTTTCTTCGCGCCACGTCCCGTCTTCATTCTGCACCGAGCTGGTCCACGTCATGGGCAGTTGCAACAGATAGGCATAGAAAGCGCGAACGCCTTCTTTGTCAGGAGCATCCATTTCGGCTTTAGCACGCTGGAAAATATCAGCAGGCAGCTTATGGTCAGGCCAGCACACCAGAAAACGCCGATCATTCGGCTCAATGGGCAAGGGCTGATTTTCGTTCGATAGAAAAACGCAATTGCTGTAATTGGCCTCTTCCCAACCATTAACAAACTTTTTCTGAATACGATGCCTGCTGCCGCTGATCTGATGCTTGATCAGGCCCATGTGCTGAAGACGATCGTTCGGGTTGAAAATTTCTTCAAACACTGCATACAGATTGCCGCTTTTGAAATCGGTGTATTGCGATGTCAGGTCGTTCTGTCCCAGTGTGGCGCTGTACTTATCGCCGTACATTTGCCGCATAATTTCAGAAAAAAACAGCGACTTACCCGCACCTTGTACATGGCCATAAAACAATATGGCCGTCGCCAGCTTCGTTCCCGGCTGTTGTAAGGGCAACGCCAGCCATCGCAATACAAACTGATAGCTGACGTCACACTCACACATTTCCAGCAACAATTGCCGGATGCCATAGCATTTGTCATGACACGTTTTAGCGTCGCCAGGCGTCAACGGCAGACCATCAAACGTGTTTATGCATTCGTCGCCAACCTGTTGTGTCGGGTCGAAAACAATCTGATCCTGCATCACCATGAGGCGTTTAGCCGGGTTTTTTAGCCAAAGGTCATATTCATTCGGCCATGCCAGGCGCAGCGTTTCTGCCGGCAAGCGAGTTCGAACCCGTTTATCCCATACGTCTTTTGTTCCGTAGATCAGAACATAGCGCAGGAACATCTCATCCAGCCCCCCGCCCCCCACTGACCGCGCAGCAGCGTCAGCCTGTGCCGATTTAACGTTTTCCAGACTGATCGTGCGTTTCTTTTCATGCGCCAGCCATTGCGCCGACAGGTCTTTGCCGACCAGGTCGCGGAAGGCCGGTTTTTTCATGAGCAGCTTTAACTGGCTGTCCCAAATGTCGGTTTTGCCCAGCACCAGGGCGAACCGAAAGAGCATCATTTCGATATTAAATGGTTGATTTTTTTGCCCTTCCGGCGGTTCCGGCCCATCACTTTCTGGCGTCGGCTCCGCCGATTCGAGGGGTGCGGGGAGTATGGGCTTGTAGGTAGCAAGGGCGGCCTGAAGCTGCTCACGCACCACCGACAGACCTCGAAGAATGTGGAGGTCGTTGAAGTCAGTGGGCTGCCCGGATTTTTTCTTTTTACGCTCGAATGGGTGGCTCACAACGACCTCGCTTGTTTATCAGTGACATCGAGGGTCGTCTGCACGTCGCCGAAATCAGGCAGCACCACAGCGGCTCCAGACGCTGACGCGGCTTCATGCGCTTTGGCTTGTCCCTTACCGTTTTCGTCCAGATCGGCGCAGATCAGCAGTTTGGCGTCCGGACACTGTTTGCGAACCGTCGCGGCGACTGACACCAGGTTACCGGCGTCAAAAGCGACGACGACCGGCCATTCGGTGGCCATGTGGATGCTGGCGCCAGTGGCATAGCCTTCGGCAAATGCAACAACCGTTGCGCCGGTGAGGTTGCCGATAATGTGATACAAACCGGCCTTGCGCCCGTATTTCGGGAACAGCTTGTCGGTTGCGGAAATGGCCTGCAACGACCACAGCTTGCCGTCGACGTCGCGCAGCGGGATAACAATCGTGCCTTTTTTGAAAAACAGAAAACTGATGTGGTCCGGGCGCGGCTTGGGCAGCTTGTCGAAAAACTTCATGATTTTGCCGCCAGTGAGCACACCGGTGCTTTGACTGTCGTCGTCAATCCAGAGCAATACGCTTTGATGAAAAAACCGTATGCCGAACCCGCCTACCTGTTTTTTCTTGAGGTATTCCGACTCGCCGAAGTCGTGGCAAAAATTCTCCCAGATCTTGAGGCAGTTTTTGGCGACGACGCCTTGCATGGTTTCACGCTTGGCAGTGTCGGCCTCGATCTGGGCCTCACGTTCCGCGCGGCGTTGTTCCTGTTCCTGTTTGAGCTGGCGCTTTTCGGCGGGTGTGAGGTCGCGTTTGTTGGGTTTCCAGCCGGTTTGCTGGGCCAGATAGATGACGGTGCCGAGGGTGCATTTTCCCACGGCCAGGGAGTCCCAAACGCCACGGGCGTCTTTACGGTTGTACGTTTCCGCCGATTGGCTCCATGTATCCCAATGGCTGTACGCATCCTCGCCGAACTCGGTTTTGAGGCCGTTGCCGACTTTAAACCAAACGTCGCGGTCGTCGGCGTTGATATGCAACAGGATGGCGGGCAAATCGTGCAGTTGTATGTCCAGCATCAACGTTGCTCCCGCTTCTGTTTGGCCAGCGTTAGCACTGCCTGGGCGGATTGCATGAGGGTGATGATTGCCTTGTCCAGCATGGCCAGCTCCTCCTCGGTCACGATGCCGTCGTCGTAGGCAGCGGCGACTTTGCGCGTGAGGTCGCCGACATTGCTGGACACCTCGCCCAGCTGTACAAACATGCTGCTGTCGCTGACCGTATCGAGACCGCTGATGTCGATCCAGATGGCATTGCCGTAGATGCTGCACAGGCTGTCCATGATGCGCGGGTCACGGGTGAGCGAGATGATGGCTTCCAGCTCAGGCACGGTGAGTACGTGGCGCCCTTCATTGTTCAGGTTGATTTTGTTTTGCAGGGTATTGGCGTTGTAGCCGGTCGCGCCGGCGACGGCGCCGACACCGCCGCGCATGTCGTGGACGGCGTGATAGATCGCTGTCCGTAATGGCAGGATGGTCTGCTCGATGCGCTGTTGACGTGTTAAACCGCTCTTCATTGTTATTCCCTGATTTTTATGTGGTGAAACACGACGTATTTCGTCGTTTCTAACGTCTTTATTTGTGCGTATTGTTTAATTGCCCGGCACTGACTGCAGTTAGGATGCAGCCAGCGAGGTATGTTCTAAGCTATCTGTTTCGAGCAGACCGAAATGCACAAGCACGTCAACGTCACGTATCAGACCATTCGACTTGGCCGACAAAGCTTTCATCAGCTCTTTTTTTGGATATTTGCGACCGTGCATCAGATGAACTTTGATATAGCCCGATGTTGTGCCGCAGTCTTTGGCGTACTGTTCTAACTGAGCATCCGTCAGGGAACGAATGAATTCAGGAAATGTCATGGTAGCAAAACTCATAATACCTGTCAGGTATTACGATACCCCAGCGGGATTATACCTGCAAGCACATTTACCTAGCAGGTATGAAAGTGTTTAATTTTTCAATGAATATCGACGACATAAGACGCGGCAATGCGCGCATGCTTGCAGAGCAGACTGACAGCAAACACCCAATCAAAGGCCTTGCAAATAAGCTTGGGAAGCCGCACGCCCTGATGAGCCACTACATCGGGAAGAACCCAACAAAGAATATTGGCCCTCAGATTGCCAGAGAGATCGAAGTAGCTTATGGTCATCCTGAAGGCTGGATGGATACACCCCATTTTCAAGACACAATCAGAGAACAGTCACGGACGTACGCCTTACCACAACTAATACCAATAAAAGGGTGCGCTCAATTGGGTGACGGTGGATTCTGGGAAACATTCGAGTATCCAGAGGGACATGGTGACGGCTACATTCAATGGTACAGCGACGATCCTGACGCTTATGCTGTTCAAGGTATTGGGGATAGCATGGCCCCGCGCATTAGGCACAAGGAATACGCCATCATCGAGCCAAACAGAACCGTTTTTAACGGTGATGAGGTTTTTGTCGTCACCAGTGACGGGCGCCGGATGGTTAAAATATTCCTGTATTTTCGTGATGACCGGGTGCACTTGGAAAGCACCAATGCCGACCATGAAAAGATTGTCTTGCTCAAACAGGAAGTGTTGACCATGCACTATGTTGCAGGAATAGCAAAGGCAAAAGCAAAAATATAGCAAACAAAATCAAAATCTTAGATATGGAGCATCTCATGAAAGCGAGAATCGCAACACTCACACTACTTTCAACCCTCATCATCGCAACACCCGTGAATGCTGGCTTCTTACAGGATATTGGTGTCAACCCTATGGGGAAGATCACGACGACGAAGTCCGACTTTGACGGACTGACAACAATCATGATATCGCCCGCCTTTGTTCGTGACAAAGATAGTAAGTTCTCATGGCCCGCAAAATTCAAACTCGGCTTTTACTGGAGTGAAAAATATCCAAAAATTGTCGGCTTTGTAGTTGAGATGGATGGCGTAACAAACATCACTTCGCTTGAATCAAAAATCAACGACAAGATCGTTTCTTATCCAACCAGTCAGGAATTGCCACACTGGAGCGTTGGCGGAGGTCAAGCTACTTCAAGCAAGATGTTCGCTCTCACGCTTGACCAGGCTAAAGAATTGATCAATGCAGAGAAGGCAATGCTCAGGGTTAACAATGTGATGGTTGGCTACTTCCATATCGAAACATCCTCTCTCGATCCAACTGCAAAAAAAGCGCTTGTCAAAGCCCTGCCGCAGATTGAAGCCCTTCAACCCAAAGAAGCATTCCCCAAACCAGTAGCTCAGCCCATTCCAGAAGCATCTCCGCCAGCCTCATAAATTCATCAGTCAAACCTGAACCCGCCTAGTGCGGGTTTTTTATTCTCTTAAATAATACCTAGCAGGTATTGCAATAATACCTGTGAGGTATTATTTTATTTTTGTCTCAGGACAAAACGGAGATCCACCATGCACACACAACAACAACTCCCCGAAAACACCCAGCGCCTGCTGGCGCCAGCCCTTACCAACCCGGCCAGCATTGCCCGGCTGGAAAGCGGCTTAAAGGCAACCATCATCATCAACCAGAACGGCCAACTGGCTGTTGTTAAACATTGAGGTTAATCATGCAAACAATCCGGGAACACTGGACAAGTTTCAACAAAAAGGTCATTCACCCGCACGCCTGCCAGATCCAGCGTGACGGGATGAAAGGCGCTTTCTACTCGGGCGGCGCCGTGGTTATGAATCTGTTGCTCAACGCCGATGACGGCCGCTCAGAAGATGCAGCAGTCGTCTACATGGAAGGGCTTCACGACGAGCTGGATGGCTATTTTGAAAGCATCGACACCGAGCCAGAACCCATTCCGAAATGGGCGTGTTTTTTCATTGAAACAGCGCACTGGATGCACACCACCGATGAACTGGAACACGTAACCGGCCTTGCCTATGAGTTGCATGGCTTTCGATTGGGTTTGCACCTCGTCGGTTCCATCTCAACAGAGCAATCACGATTGCTTGATGCCGCCATTGATATTGCTGAAAAGCAGGGCAAGGCGCGTTTTGTCACTGACATTGAGAAGACCGTAACACCCGACATTAATCACGTCATCACCGGTAAAGCCGTGAAGCTACCGCCAGAAGTGGTAGCCCGCTTTAGACTGCCTCCCACCTTTATAGGTGTTGACCTCAGTGTCGGTGCAACCATCCCGGCATGGGTTATTGCTCACACATGGATGATCACTCAGGCCCACGCGTCAGCGGACATAGGCGACTACACCGACTGGACATTCATGCTGGGCTTCCATATTGACGGATTGCTGAGTCACAAAATCATAGACGAAGAGCAGCACCATTTACTGGGAAAAGCTCTTGATGCGCTCAATGTCCAAATCGACCCCTGGCACGCTGGCTGGGAAGCCGGAAAAACCGGTCAGCCTTCATCCGCCAATCCTTATCCGCCCTGTGCATCCAAGCACGAACACTGGCATGACGGCTGGGAAGACTTTCATGGCAAAGGGCGAAAAGCCCGGGAATTCCACGAGAAAAATTGCGCCGACGCCGACGAACTCCCTTTCTAACCCTAACACCAAAAAAACAACCCGGAGAACACAATGGAAGCCCTGCTCCCCAAAATGGTTATCTACCCCCAGTCCGACAAAGACTGCCCTACCGTCATTTACGGCAACAAACTGGGCCTGCAAACACTGGCCGCAGCCATCAACGAAGTGCTGACCAAAAACCCCGACCTCAAAACCAGCACCAGCAGACCGGTGTCCATCACTGCCGAAGTCGAAGGCATGTCGTATCAGATCAAGGTGTCGCTGTCCATCGACCGCCTGCTCGAAGACGGCACGCTCGGCGCCGCGTTCTGGGAGATTAACCCCGAAGACCGGCCAGCCCCAAAACAACCAACACCCGCCTTCTGCCAACTCAAAGCCGCCATCATCACCATTGGCCCGATTGACTGGGAAGACCTCAGCATCATGCAACGCGCCCAACACATTGTCAGTGAGTATAACCACTACAAAGTCAAAAACCGGGTCACCGCCGAAATGCTCATGGTCGCTATGCGTAAGCACCCGGACTGGTATCAAACCCCTGAATGCCACTTTGACATGAGCCGGGCGCTCAACACCGTGATTGACCTCGATCACCCCGACACCCTGGTACTGCGTACCGACCTCGATGCAGCCCACAAGCGCATCGCCGAACTGGAAGCCGAAAACAAAAACCTCAAAACCGAGCTGCTGCCCATGTAAGCAGCCGCTGAGAAGGAGTTCGCCATGTTGATGATCGCTCTTGGCCTGCTGTTTACGGCCGGACTAATTGCCAAAGTGCATGACCTGACCAAACAAAATCAGGCCCTGCAAACCGAAAACCAAATGCTGTGGTTGAGCAACAACCGCTTGAGCTGGGACGTTGAGCGCGCACACAGCGAGTTGGAACTGACCTGCATCGAGTACGACATCCCTAGCTATACCAAATTCCGGAGAGTCAAACATGTTGACGCTACACGCCACTAAAGCCAACGCCGACCGGGCCGCGATTGAATACCTGACTGAAGTGTTTTTGGCCAGCGGCGGCCAGGTGAAGGCCGTACCCGGTTTTACCACTGTGTTGCACAAAGCCCCGCCGCAGCGCCGACAGGTGGTGGTTGTGCACAAACCGAATGACATTGCCGTGCCCCGCCCGAAAGCCGCTAACCCAGTGTGGAAACGGGCGCATGAGGTGTTGTTGCTCATCCGTGAGTATGGGCTGAACCAGGGATCGCTGGCGAAGATGCTGATGATCGAGCGCAGTACGTTGAGCAGCTACCTGAACCAACTCACCCGACCTACTCCCGAAGCCGCTAAACGCATTGAGGCTGCGGTCGAACTGATGATTGCTGCCAAAAAACCGGAGTCCGGCCGTGGAATGGGTAGAGGGTAGCAATTACCACATCGTTTCCGAGTGCGGCAAATACAAGGTCAGCCATTCAAAAGGCGGGCGCCCGCACCGGGACAGATATTCGGCTTGGCGCGTTGAAAACCAGTGGCAGGCGATTTGCCTGGGCGTTTTTGATGCTGCCGAGGAAGCAAAAAAAGCTTGTGATGATGATAAGGCGAAAGAAAATGAACAATGAACCAAAGATTTTTGGTTGGGCCGTCAACTGGGCCAACAACCCACACAGCAACGGTACAGGGTTAATCAAAGCCAACATGTACATGGCCAAAGAACTGGCCGACGCCCGGAGAGAACAAGGCGCGATTGTCACAACGCTGTATGCAGAGCCACCCGCAGCTATTCAGATTAACGACGTGGCCGCATTGCAGTTTGCCCATGATGCGATGATCGCCCTGCATGAGGCGTCCGAACCGGACGATACCCCGGAGCTGAATCCCGTTGTACCCGCAGCCGTTTTCAGCAAATTTGTGGATGATATGGCCCAGATCGGCGGGATGCTGCATAAGGCGAAGCAGGCATACCCAGATGCTCGACGCGACCTTCAAAAGCACTTGGATCGGTGCGCGTCCGAGGTTGAAACTTGGCCGGAATGGAAGCGCGCTTGCTTGAAGCCTGCACCTATTCCTGACGTAGTAGTTGATAAACATTTGGATGCTGTATTGCAGGCTGCCGGATCCGATTTACGGTATTACACCATGGATCGCACTGTTGCCAGGATGCGAGCAGCTATGCGTGAAGCTATGCAGGCAAAAGGCGGTGCAACATGAAACGCCGCCCACACGCCAAACACCCTATCTACCGCGTCAACCCGCAGAACACTTTCAACTTTGGCGAGCAGTTGGTCGACAACTTTGCCGGCGGTGGTGGCGCCAGTACCGGCATAGAAATGGCCATGGGCCGACCGGTTGACATCGCCATCAATCACGACCCGATTGCCGTTGCCTGCCACACCGTCAACCATCCCAACACCACGCACTACTGCGAATCGGTTTGGGATGTAAACCCGCGTGACGTTGCACCAGCACACCGCATCGGGCTGGCATGGTTCAGCCCGGATTGCCGTCACTTTTCCAAAGCCAAAGGCGCTGCGCCAGTGTCGCCCCGCGTTCGCGGTCTGGCATGGGTAGTCCTGCGCTGGATGGCCACACGTAAACCGCGAGTCGTGGTGCTGGAGAATGTCGAGGAGTTTCAAACATGGGGCCCAGTGGTACGCAATGACGACGGCGACCATTACCCCTGCCCACGTCGCAAGGGCCACACATTCCGCGTGTTCATCAACGCCATGCGCCGGCAGGGCTATACGGTTGAATGGCGCGAATTGCGAGCCTGCGACTATGGCACACCGACCAGCCGCAAACGTCTGTTCCTGATTGCACGGCGCGACGGCCAGCCAATTGTATGGCCAGCGCCAACGCACGGCCCCGGCCTGCTACCGTACAAGACTGCCGCCGATTGCATCGACTGGTCATTGCCTTGCCCAAGCATTTTCGATCGCAAAAATCCGCTGGCAGATGCTACCTGTCGCCGGATTGCGGCCGGGATTATGCGATATGTGGTCAACAATCCGGAACCGTTTATTGTCAGCTACTACGGCGCGAAAGAAGGCGAGAAATTCAGAGGTCAGGGCATCAGCCAGCCGCTGAAAACCCAGACCACTGAGAACCGGTTTGGTATTGTTGTGCCTACGCTGGCTCCGATCATCACTGAACACGCGAACGCCAGCCATCAACGCAACTTTTCGGCCGACGAACCGCTGCGGACGCAATGCGCTCAGGTTAAAGGCGGTCATTTTGCTGTGGTATCGGCATTCCTTGCCAAACATTACGGCGGAGTTGTTGGCCACGGTGTTGAGCAGCCGCTTGGCACAGTGACGACAGTTGATCATCACAGCCTTGTGACTGCCACGCTGATCGGCGCCGGTGGATCAGAGTATTCTGGCAAGCCTGCACCAGTTGATAAACCCATCGGCACGCTGACCACCGAGAACCATAAAGCGCTTGTTACCAGTCATCTTGTGAAGCTACGCAATAACTGCATCGGTCAATCCGTAGAAAAGCCACTGGATACCATCACCAGCAATGGCGGTCATTTTGGCGAGATTCGCGCCTTTCTGATCAAATACTACGGCAACGAATCAGGCGGCATCAATATCAACGAGCCTATGGACACCATCCCTACACGCGACCGGTTCGGTCTTGTGATGGTGCGTGGCGAGCCGTACCAGATTGTTGATATCGGTATGCGCATGCTGGAGCCGCACGAGCTGGCGAAGGCTCAAGGCTTCCCAGATGACTACCGCCTGACAGATTTGAACGGCAAAAAACTTTCTAAAAAAGACCAGGTGCGCTTGATCGGCAACAGCGTTTGTCCGCCGATTGCGGCAGCTATTGTCAAAGCGAATATGGTCGATGTTGTTGAAGAGGTGGCAGCGTGACAATCCTTGATCTATTCGCCGATATCGCCCCGCCCGAAGCTGCAAAGTACTGCGCAGGCCATGACTACCAAAACCCGTTTTGGGCAACGCAACGTCGGCACTTAATCGGTACCGATGAAAGCGGCATCGAGCTTCTGGCGGCCTATACCGGCCAGCACTGGGTAGGAGGTTTTCGTTATTTCAAACTGGACGGCAGAAAACTCCAGTTTTGCTTTGAACTCATGCCAGGCGAAGTCAAGATTTTCAGTCAGCGCGGCTGGCTGACATGGCCCGATGACGCCATTGTCGGGGGCAATCTGAATTATGCCTATGCTGCCGCAGCCAGTGCTGTCCAGGCGCTGATCTGCAGCAGCGGCACTCATCTGCCGGTCGACAGCGAACTGTTGATGCAAGTTGTCAATTTTTGCCGCGAACAGCGACTGCAGGCTTGAGGGAGGTACAATCATGAACACCACCTTTCTAACCACCGAAGAAATTAAGCAGCTCACTGGCTATCAGATCACCAGTCGCCAGGTGAAGTGGCTGGAAGCCAATGCTATCCCCTTTTTCCTGAACGGCCTCAAGCGCCCTGTCGTTGTGCGTGACGTATTAACCGCACGCAGCGGCCTGAAGCCTGTAAACTCCGACGCCGGCGAATTTGAGCTCGGCGCTGTCAAATAGAGCACACAACCATGGTCGGCCGTAAAAGCAAAAACCATCACCTACCCCAACGCATGACAGCCCGCATCATGGCCAGCGGCAAGATCCTGTACTACTACCGCCTGCGCGATGGTAAAAGCATCCCCCTGGGCGACGATTTGAATGCGGCCAAGATCAAATGGGCTGAGCTGGAGTCAGGTGCTGTCAACAAAAAAACGACCATGGCCGATATATTTGCTCGTTATGAAAAAGAAGTGCTGCCCCAGAAAGGCTCCAAAACGCAGAAAGACCAGGGCAACCAATTGAAGCTGCTGGTTGCCGCCTTCGGCCACGCAGAGCCGAACCAGATCCAACCCAAACACATTCGGCAATACCTCGATCGACGCACCGCCAAAATTGCAGCAAATCGGGAGGTTGCTCTTTTCAGCCATGTGTTCAACTGCGCCCGGGAATGGGGCTATACCGACAAGATCAATCCGGTCGAGGGCGTCAGAAAGAATAAAGAGCGGCCGCGCGACGTGTACGTCGAAGACGAAGATTTCCACCTGGTACTAAAACACTGCACGCCAGAAATGGCCGATCTGTTGGAGCTGGCATACCTCACTGGCCAGCGGCCAGGGGACATCCGCAAATGGCGCAAGAGTCAGATCAAAGATGGCGTACTGCAGCTGCGCCAGGACAAAACACAAAAGCGGATGGGCTTGCGAATCGTTGGCGAACTGGCTGATATTATCAACAGGGCAATCAACCGCCCCAGATCCGCCTGCAGCTTGTTTATCGTGGCCACAGAAAAGGGCGAGCCATTAACCCAACCCATGATGCGGGACCGGTTTAATGACGCAAGAGATGCGGCAAGCGCCGAGGTTGGTTATAAGGTGAAGTGGCAGGTGCGGGACATCCGAGCCAAGGCCGCCACGGACAGCCAGAGCTTGCTCGATGCACAGTCGCTGTTGGGGCATGAAAGCCCAACGACGACTAAGAGGGTTTATAGGCGGGGCGAGATTGTGAAGCCGTTGAAGTAATCCGACGAACGGCAGAAAATAATTAAAATAGGGCTTGCATGGTGTACTTTGTATACCTATAATAAACCACATGAGGTAAGCAATTCTGCTAACCGACCCGCACCCAGGGTACTAATCAGGGTGGAGAAATATCATGTACGCAGTTATCCAAATAGGCTATGCGGTTTACGGTATCGGCAGCACCATCACAGAAGCAATCAACAACGCCAATGAGTGGATGGATGGCGATGTAGAGATCAGTGAGTTCATCAGCAACAATAGCCACGCTGTCGGTGATATCGTGGTTCTACGCTGCAGCGAGGCTTTGGCCAATGCGATCGCTGAAAAAGGCGGAGACATCGCATACGAAATCACCTGCAAAGAAGCCCATCTTCCATCGGAAGAGTAAAACATAAAGCCCCGCTCCAACGGGGCATTTTCTTGGAGGCCAAAATGGCACACGCAATAAAGGTAAAAATCCCCGACAGCCTCGATTTTTCTGACCTTAAACTGGCCCGCGATAATGACGGCCATATCTCATTTGACTGGCAGCCTATCGACTCAATCTGTACCGCCAGCGGCATCAATCCCGCTGTTTTTCGTGACATGCCGGAGGACAATGTGTCCGGGCTGATTATCCAGTGGTACGGGCATCACATCGCAGACGGCGGCGATCGTGACCCGATTGCTGATGAGTTGTTGGCCGAGGTTATGCTGGAGGATGCGCCAGCGCTGGGAGGTACACAGTGAATATCACAGCTGACAAAATACGACAAACCAGGCAAGAAGCCGGACACACACAAGCAAGGGCTGCCCATCTTGCACGGGTTTCGCTCGTTACCTGGAAAAAGTATGAGGCGGGCGAACGCTCGCCCAGTGATTCCGCCTGGGAACTGTATCTATTGGAGAGCGGACAACACCCAACAAGACAAATCGTAGAAAAGCTCAAGCCAAATAAGCCATCAACAGCTCTGTAATGGGGCTTTTTATGCTCAATAATCAAGCAAAATTCGGTATCAAATACAAAAACACACCTTTATGATACAATGACTTGCAAGAGAGGTATTTGATACCGTTTTTGCATAACATATTTATTTTGCTTAAAATATATTCTGATTCGTAATCAGTAGGTCGGCGGTTCGATTCCGCCTTTCAGCGCCAGAAAAATCAATGGCTTACAGCAATATACCGGCATAACGAGTTGTACCGGTATCAAATGCTGTATCAAATCACCCGATCCTGATAACCGCCCTACCTCGTCCGCCACTAGTGCTTACCCGCAGGCCTTTGGCCGTCACCACGCCGCTTGTGTGCAGTGTGAAGTTAGTTGAATTAATCACTGTAACCGACTTGCCGACAAGCTCAGGCGGCATCGCGATCCATTGCGCAGATAACGTGGCATGACAGTCAAATATCCAGTGGACCGAACCATCTGCCAAAGAATATTTGAAATCGACTGTGTAGTTCGGGTTTGTACTCATGTCGTAGTAGCCGTTGAATGTCACGGCCTGTAAATTCTCGCCGGCGGCCGCCGTCGCGCCATACCCGCTATCTACAGCTCGGATATATTGTTTTTTAGCGGTTGATAGTTGCCACAACTCAACGCACAGGGCGGCACGTGTCGCAGGAACACCAACCCCTACATTCCGCGCATAACCATGCACAAACCCCCTGAGTTTATTGCCTGAGGAATCCTTGATAATTTGAGCAAAATGCGATGCTGGATCGCTGGTATTAAGACAATCAGCCTTAGCAACTGTGACTGTTGCCGCGTTATTTGTGATCTCGGCAATGTTGCTAAAATCATATCCACCTACAGCCCCGGTCAAGTCCGGCACATATTGCCAGACGGTTTCACCTGCGGCGACATTGCGATACGTGACCTGCCACTGCTGCCCGCCCCAGTAGTCGTCCGTCGAGCCGCCGGACCGCGCGTATTGCTCAACAACATAGTGATCAAAATAACCGACCTGGGCGCCATACCGATCAAACTGCCATGAGGCATTGACCTCAATTTGTGTGGCATTTGCCGGGTCATTCGGCAGCAGGGGCGTGACTGCCGGTTTGGCGGCAATGAGCGCCGTCAGCCATCGAGCAGGATTAGGAATGCCATAACTCTCACGGACCTCGGCGCGGTAGCCTGAGTATGTACCATCTGCCGTAACCTGCACGCCATCAACATAAATCGCCGATGTGTAGTTTTGGGCGAGCGGCAAAAACAACACAGCCGTGTTTACTGTGAATGTATACACACCTGCGCCTGCAAACGTGATTGTCGAACCCGTAACAGTGTTGCGGATCAGCCATTTACTCGCTGATGCACCATCGTTTTGAGCTGTAACGGTGATGTTATTTGCATCATCTATTTTTGTGATGACCCAGATTTTTGCCGCGCTATCAGTGCCCGTATCGCCAACAGCGGCATTCGTCAATCCGTGACCGGTTTTGGTCAGCTTGAATGATGCCGCGACGCCATGCCCACCGCCCAGGTACATCGAATTCAGCTTTTCTGGCGGGCTGTTGTCGTTGCTGGCCTGCAGGTACTCGGTGAGCAGTGCTGCCTCATACATAAACGCGGTATCAGCGGCAGCTGATGCAATTCTAATTTTGCGCACCCCAACAAAATCAATTACACCGGCCTCGCTGGCACTTTGAGTCGCAGCGTATTTTAGTTTGCGCACCAGGTCATATGTTGCGTTGTACGGCTGACGGATATAGACATCGGTGCCAGATTTAACGAGCGTCACGGGGTAATCAGTGTTATCCACGGAATCCACCTGGTATGAGTTTGCTGGGTAATATTGGGCGTAATCGATCTGGGCTGTCCCCAAATAGACCATCGCACGGGCGCGCATAGTCGCGAAATCCTGAGTGGTAGGCGCACTGCCGACTGTGTCGTATGCCGACCACGCGATGTAATTGACTCCGCTGGGGACTGTAAAAGTTGCAAACCGGTCACTCTGGGAAAACGTAGCAGTAATCAGCGAGTGAAACGTGCCCCCTCCCGCAGGAGCGGCTGTGTAACCCATCACTCGAGCCAAGCTGCTGGGTTTGAATATTTTCCAGTCGCTGTGGCAGTTGGTCATGTCAATGACCAGTTGCTGGCCAGCAGTGACCGCAATCAATCCGGATCTGTGATACCCGGTAACAGCCCCTACAGAGCCGGACGGGTTGTATGTACTGTTGTCGGCATGATCAGCAATGTTTGGATCGTAGATATTTGCTGATGTGAGCAGAGTAAAATTTTCCAACATGCCGGTTTGTTTGGCAGTAATCGCGTCAATCGCCGCTTTACTCGGGTAGGTTGCAATCAATGTCGAGCTGCCGGAGTTAACCCGACGATATTCGTATGCGGCAATGTCGCCAACACCCTGAACTTTAAACGCCACACCATCAGCCACAGCAGCACGGCCAGCAGCCTCGGTGGCATATACCCCGGCCCCGATAATTGCTGCATCGCGGGCATTTTCAGCACCGGTTTGCGCTAGTTGGGCGCCCGCTTCAGCGACCGATGCTGCTACAGCAGAGTCATTTGCCTCTGCCGCCTTTGTTGTAGCAATGCCTGCAGAATCTCCCGCATCTGCGACAGCCTGTTGCAAGGTTCCCAGGTCGCCCACAATCGCAAGCGACTGGTTTTTAGCATCAACAGACTCATCGCGTGCTGTTTCAGATTGCTGACGGGCTGTATCAGCAGCGGCGGCAATAACCTCTGTTTCATTTTTCAGGGTCTGCACCTGATCAACCGTATCTGCGGCCTGCTGAGCAAATTGTTCAGCCTCATCGCGGGCGTCATTCGCCGCCTGGACAACTAGCTGAGCGGTAGGCGGCACAGGCACCTGCCGGATAACAATCGGTTGGCTGGCTAAAATCGCTTTAGCAATCATTTTTATAATCTCGCAAAACAGACCAGGCCATGCGCCAAAAACGATACAGCGCCATCCAGCGTGATTTTGAGTGAGTACTCAGCAATATGACCCTCTGCCGACACGACAATATCGCCCTCATCGCTCTCAACAACGCCAGCGCTGACGACGCCCTTGCGGGTTAATGTTGCCGTCAGGTCTTTTGTGACCTCATCCGCTGGTACATGGACGGTGATTTTGGTCAGATCCTCGACAGTGATATGACCACTATCTGTACTCAACGTCAGGATGATGTCGTCACTGTCGTTGTCCGGCTTGATGACAAGCTCGATGTCGGCGCCGGATACGTCGACCGGAGTGCCGTCATCCGTTTGCCAGATCCATTGCGGCGGATAAGGGCCGTCGGCATCTATTTCAAAAATGATGTCTTGTCGTAGTGATGGCATATTTCACCCATAAAAAAGCCCAGCGATTGCTGGGCCCAGAGAATTTGAATTGTCAGGTAATGGCGCCGTAGCGAGTACCGGTGTCTATCCAGGTGATGTTGCTGTCGCCAGCAATTGCTGTCCCGATTGATCCGCCGGCAGCCCCAGGGAATGCTGCGCCAGTCCCAATACTCACGAGCGAACCATCGTCGCCGTCATATCCGGTTGTCGCCGACGGGATGTTGCCACCTAACCCGCCAGCCCCGCCGAATACCCTGCTGATTTCGTTTTCCGATGCCCCGCCAGCGCCCGCATCAGTTGCAGTACCCGCATTACCAGGGTTCCCGTTATGGTCTGGCGAGCCGACGATTGGGACCATGGCTCCAGCGGCCCCGTATGGCCAGCCACCACCACCAGCACTACCGCCCACCCTACGCAAGTCGCCGACGCCGACAAAACCCCATGCCGCTCCGCCGCCGCCGCCGCCGCCGCATCCACCACTGATAATCCCCGAGGAGTTATCTATGGTGATCGCGTGATTTGCATACAAGGCCGGACCGCCATCACCGCCGTCGCCTGATGGCACCTCATTTGTTGATGCGTCAAGCGAGCCACCATCACCACCAGGGCCACCCCGCCCCGCAATAATCCCGTGGTTTTCCAGTGTTAACACAACGCCTGACGGCCATCTGGTATCAACGGTCATGCCATAGTTTGAAGTCGTCGACCCATAAATCAGGACGTCTTCATTGACGATAAACAGGACGGTTATACCAGGTTCTGGCTCGCCGTATTCATCAACAAAATCGTCGTACAGGTTGACGCTGGTATATTCGTCGGCGCTATAGATGATCGTGTAACTGTTGCCGGTCGGAATAGCAGTACTGACCTGCTGCGCCCGATACATATAGTCGTCGTTGTCCGTCGGTTGGGCGTAGACCACTTCCATCGGCACCAGGGCATGAGCGCCAGTCACTGACTCCATTTTGCGGGTCTGCGCATAAAACAGGTCGCCGACTTTACGACGATGGCCTGGTACAAGCCCGAAGGTCAGCACCTGCGGCGGATCTCGGTACGTTTTCAGCAATGCGTCCGCCAGGGCATTGGCCCGGCCTTGCGAGGTCTTTTTAAACCAGCGGCTGTACACCTTTTTGATCAGATTGCTGCCATATTCCAAATCGCTGATGGCCTCCAGATTCGGCGTGGCAACCCGCAACTGATAGTTTTTCTGGTCGTCCAGTTTTTCGGTCGGCTTGAGCTGGGCAAAATAGATCAGCACCGTGCTGATACGCTGGTTGGTATCGGTTTTGACGTCCAGCGTTTTGGCCAAAAAATGCTGATCATCGGTCAGCACCGGCAGGTCTTCGGGCAACGGTTTGATCGCCCGGAATTTGATTTGCTGGTCTTCTTCATCCCACCAGATGCGGCAGGTTCCCTGCTCGGTCAGTTCGCCTAGCAGCGTATTGACGCCGGTCGGCTCGGTAATCTCACAGCTAAATACCCCGGCCAGGTAATCGTTAAATTCAGTGTTCCAGGCGCTGTAGTCGATGTAGCTGCTACTGATCCCCGCATAGTCCGTCAGCAGGCTGTAAATGACGTCGTGCACTTTCTCGTCATCATAAATGCCGACCAGCTGCACGGTGTCATCCTCGCTGTGCGCCTCGGCGCCGGTGTTGCTCTGTGCCCGCGTCACGGTAAACGCATCGCCAGAACGGGTAAACGTCATCACCTCGCCGCTGATCGCCAGTTTGCCGCTGGCGGGATATTCGCTGCCAACACCGGACGGGCTAACGCTGAAACTAGTGTCGCTGTTGCTGATATCGGCAGACAACCGACCGTTCGATGGCTTGGGAAACAAGGCTTTTTTGTCGTCGGCCAGTTTCAAAATGTCTTTGGCGACAACCTTCATGCCGTCGTTTTTGTCTGGGCCTTGCAGCTGCTCGATGACATACACGCTGTCGATAAAATTGTCCCAACTGAACACGCCAGTCAGATAGCCACGGCGCACCCGTAAAACCCGGTTTTCATAGAACGGATTGCGCGCCTTGAACTTGCCCCAGAACGTCCCCTGGTTAGTGTCGTATGCGCGTTCTCGCCAGTACGGGTCAATCTCGGTATCCGGCCAGGGTGCGTTGATAAAGTTGGCCGTGACACTGCCACGCACACCCAGACCTTTGCCGGGCGTGATTTCCTGACTGGCGAACGACACCGATTTGAGCAACGGGATAGCCGACAGCCCGACCGGCAGATCGGCGTTTTGATCGCAGAAGCGATAGGTTTTGACCGTTTTGTCAAAATTCGGCTTGTCTTGGCAAGTGGCGTATGTGTTGTAGCATTTGTCGTCACCGGTGACGCCGACGCTGGCCGTGCAGGGGCTGGAGCCATAGACGTTGCCACAATAGTCCATGTCACACTCGACAAACACCGTCGGGATGCGGCCAAATTTGGCAGCTTCGGCGCTGTAGGTCATAACGTCGCCCCGCTCAACAAACACTGCACCGGTACGCTGATGTTCTGGAACCGGTTGTCGTCAATGGCAATGTCCGGCATGTCGCCAGCGGTTGCGCAGTAACAGGCGTCCTCTGGCCGGAACGTGTGATTCCAGCTGAATACAAACGGCAGCAGCTCGGCATGCTCAACGAACGCCTCCCAGTACTGGCGCACCCAGTCCTGCGGGATGGTTTTGAACGTGATGTTGCTAGCCGCGCCCTGGGCAATTTTGACCCGGCCGACAAACTGGCCGCCTTCGGTTTTCTGGTTGGTGATCTGGTTTTTACGACCGTGACGCGGCGGGACGAATCCGCCGACCATGCCACGGTACAGCGGCAGCTTGGCGCCGAACATGATGACGCCGACATAGAACGGCGTGGCGCTGGACAGCGCGAAGGTGATGCGCCAGAACAGCGCCGATACCGCGTTGAATGTTTTGAGCACCAGCTCATTGTCATCGGCCGCTTCGGCGGTGAACGTAGTGGTCCAGGCGATGCCGTCGTCGCTATACTCAAGCACAACTGTGCCGCCGACTGTACCCAGGTTATGCCGGTAGATGGCGAAATAGTCGGCGCTGACGGCCTCGGTAAACTCAACAGTCAGCCGATTGTTGCCGCTGGCGGATGTCGGCGACCAATAGCTGGTGGTGTACCAGTCGTAGGCATTCGCCGCGCTGAACCCGGCGCGCTCGCTGGTCGGCGTGATACTGTCGACCAGCGGCGACACCAACAGGTTGTCGTAGCAGATGATGGCGTGATTGGCGGTTAAGGTCATGCTGGCACTATCCTCAAGTTTTCAATAACCCCGCCGTTATCGGCTAAGGCCCCGCCAACCAGATTCAAAATGGAGCGTCCGGTAAAAATGTCATCCGGGTCAAGGCGCAAGTAAGTGATCTGTTTCGCTTCTGTGGCTCGTTGTTCGGCTTGGCTGGTCGGTGAACTGGTTGTCGGTAGCGCACCTGGTGCGCCGCCAGCGACACCGCCGGTCGGTGATCCCCCACTCATGACGCCTTGCGCCATCGAGCCGCCGAACGCAATCGCGGCAGCTGCGGCAGCGACGCCCAGCGCCGGGCCAACAATCGGAATCGGTGCCAGAGCGGCATACGCGCCCATCGCCGCTCGGTAGGTATTTACACCGATTTCGTACAGCGCCTGCGCTTGCTGGATGGTTTTTGCTGCTTTGGCGGCCTTGCTGTGGCCTTGCGCCATCGAGGCCAAGCCCTGATGAAAGAAGCTGACGGTCTGTGCCATTTGGGCCTTGCGGGCTTCCAGTTCGGCATCGCCGTTTGTGATAACGGCGTTGATGCGGTCTTGATCGAGCGTCAAAAACGAGCTGACAAAATCGCTTTGGGCTTGCAGTTTGTAGGCGTTGGCGGCGTCCATGGCGACCAGTTCGCTGTCAACGAGCTCGCCCCATTGAGCATCAGCGATGGTTTGCGCAGCATCCATTTCGACCAGCATGGCGTCGATCTGATCGCCGAATTGCTGGGCAGCCAGATCCTCTTGGGCGGAATACATCTGCCCAGATAACGCCTCGGCGGTGCTGGCGTTGTTGTACTCGGCGGCTGACAGCGCCAATCCGCCATACTCGAAATTGTCTTTTGGGTCTTTGTTTTTCTTGTCTTTGCCAGCCTCTTTGGCAGCAGCCAATGCGTTCTGGATCTCCAACGACTTCGCCGCTTTCGCTGCAGCGTCAGCCTGCTGTTGGCCGGATGCAGACGCTTTAACACCCGCGTCCTGCCACAAATTGCCGATGGCCAGCAGGTCGGCTTTAGCTTGATCTTTGCCGGATGTATCGCGCCAGATAGCTGCTGCAACCTCAAAATTGCCGGTCGCCGCCTCAACAGCGACAGCCGATACCTTGCCGATCAGATCGCCCAGGGTTTTCAGCCCCCAGATGCCAGCTTCAAAGCCGGTGTACATAACTTTGATGGCGGTGGACAAGGCGTAAGCAGCCCCTTCCATGACCTTTGTATCATTCGCGCCTTGCACCATGTGGGTGCTGATTTGGCCTAACGTCGGCACCAGCTCAATAGCCATCGCCCGCCAGACACCGGTGGCTGCAAACTGCATTTTGTCCAGATTGTCATTGAGCTGGCCAGCAGCCTCGGATGCCTCAGTACTGACTACCAGATTGAATTTTTCAGCCTCTTTAGTGAGGTCTTTAATAGCCGCACTACCCTGACTCAAAAACGGCAATAATTGCGGGCCCAGAGATTTGCCCAACTCCTGCACCGCCAGACTGTTTTGAGTAACCCCTGCATCCATTTTTGACAAAACATCAGCAAAATCCATCATCACATCGGACGCTTTCCGCATGTGACCAAACTGGTCTTGATAACTAATTTTAAGCTTATCGAAAACAGCCACTTGCTCTTTGTTGCCTTGAGCCGCAGCTGACATGCTTTCAGACAATTTTTGCAGGCCGCCAGTGTAGTCTTGCAGGGTTGCATCACTAAAATGCAGCGCGTACTCAATGGCGCTCAACGACTCAACTGTTTCATTTGCTCGAGCTGCAACATCAGCCAGGCTATCGGCATAGTCAATCTGTTGTTTGATGTGGTCCTGAATCATGTCGATGGCAAAGATGCCAGCCAGCACACCAGCCAGTTTTTTAGCCTGATTTTCGATGTTGCCCATAGCGTCGGCGGCAGTGTCCTGCGCCTGATTCATACCCTGGTCAAAAGCGGCGCTGTCAGCCGACAGGCTGATGTGTAACGCCCCGATCTGTACGCCGCCTGCCATAAAATTCACCCATAAAAAAACCCGCCGAAGCGGGTTACTTGTTGCCGGTCAAAAGCCGACGAACGGTAGAAATATTGTTTAAAAAGTGCTTGATTGCGCCTAATTATAGGCGCATAATTCAACACATAGGGAAGGCAATCGCGCCGCCCAGTAGTCAAATGAGGACTTCAAAATGGAAAACATGCAACAACTCCCCAAAATCGTCGAAAACACTTTTGCCTATGTCTCCACTGGCAACTGCACTCAAAACTGGATGGTTGATGGCGACGACATCCAAGATCGTGCCAATGCTCATCTGTCTGCTTACTATGGGGTAGAAGCAGTCATCCATCAGCGCGGCGTTCATGGGTTCGCTTTGATGATTGGCGATTATGTTATCGATTTATTCAACACCCGCGAAGCTGCCGATAATTATCTGGCCAACGTATCCATATAATTCCAATAGGCCGCTCCGGCGGCCATCGGAGAACAACATGAATCTCGAAAAAACAATGCATACCCTCGGGCGCATTTGCCGAATGGTCTGGCCCGAAGTCGGTGATGCCGACGAAACTGTCGTTGAAACCATCACAAAATTACCAGCACAAGGTTTCGGGTTATTGTGCTCGACACACGCATTCCAGTCAGCTATGGACGACCCAACAATTGAGCGACTTGTTTCAAGTTTGCCAGTAGATTTGCCAACCGGACCGCTTAAAATAGAGCTTCAAGGCCCATTTTATATTGGCTTTTATCAGCAAGCCCATAAAATTAACCTGTCAAAAGCTCTTGGCAAAGATGACTTGCGAATTATCGGTGAGGCTCTCTTTGGTGCCACATGGCAAAGCGAATTAGCACGGCAACTTGACATAAAAGATAGCCGACGCATTCGCGAGTGGCTATCAGGAGACCGATCAATCCCAGCTGGCGTATGGCTGGAGTTAGCCGAATTATCCAAATCACGCGGTGAGAATCTTGTTTCGCTGTCTGGACTCATCATGCAAACAGCCGATACCTAGTCGGCTACAACCCCGCAAACACCGCCTCGGTCTTCGCTTTCAGTTCAGCATCCGACAGTTCACGCCGCTTTGGCTTGTAGGGCATAAAGTGGTCACTGCCCCGCGCCGGCGCCCGAGGCGGCCGGTTGACGTTGTAAGTCATCGCCAGCAGCTCGGCGTTGCGCCGGTCGGCCCGCATCTCGCCAAAATGCGTCAGGTTGTAATATGCCTGCCACTCCTCCAGCTCATCCGCCCCCAGCGTCTGCTGCAACTCCCGAACCGTGCGCCCCAAATGGCCAGCCAGCAAAAACAGGAACTGGCGATCAGGACGCGCTAGGAGTTTTTTTCAGGGTCATCCCCCGACTTTTTGACCATGTTATTGAGGCGCAGCGCCACGTCGGCCAGGCGCATGACCGCCAGCGAGTTGAGTTTTTTGACATCCGGCAGGTCAGCCAGGCTGAATACTGGCTGGCCCTCAGCATCTTTGACCGTGCAAATCACCAGCAGGCTACGAAAATTCTCGGCGCGCTCGGTCTCCGGGTATGCCCGGTAGGCGCTGTCGAACAGGTCACGCTCGGCAACCGACATCACGCTGACGCGCAGCGCCTGGCCGTCGCCGAACTCCGGCACAGGAACCACTTCAAACGGCAACGCAGTAATCGTTGCCAAAATCGCTAATTTCAGACTCACGACCTACCCCTTATTCCGCCGGCGTGTAAATGGTTTTGCCAGAAACCTTGATGCTGATGGTCTGGCGGCAAACATCATCAAAACCGTTGGTCGGCTTGAGGCTGGTGACAACGCCCTTGAACTGACGGGTGCTGCCATCAATGTACAAAATCCGGTAGTCCACCGGCGCTTCTGCTTCAATATCGGCTTCGATCAATCGTTGCGGCCCATTGATGTCAGGATCAAACACCGAGTCAATCTCGATCGCCCCGGACTCGATCAGGCCGCCGACAACCTGTTTGTACAGATCAGGATCACTGCCGTCGTACTGGTCGATAGTCGTCACGTCGATGGTCGTGCGACTGGCATCAGGCGGCGTAATGTCTTTGCACTGGGCAATCCACACCCAGGTAATGGTTTCGCCCGGCGTGCCGCGCTGGAATTTGGTGCCCTGAGTATGTAATACATTTGGTGCGGTCATGTTGTTTGCTCCCACATGGAAAATTCAATCACAATCAAATGTGACTGGGTCTGTTCTTCAAATTGATACTGGTTGCCAATGTAATTGCAGCTATCGAGGTCGGTTTGACCGGCCATGATGCTGATAATTTGATCCTTGAGCTTTTTGACTTCGGCATACTCTTTGGCAAAAACCCACATCTGCACCCGGTTTTTGCTATGCCCCAAAAAACCCATGTCGATGGTATTCAGGGCGTCGCTGTTGGTTTCGGTGTAAATCATCAGCGGGTATTCAGCATCCTCTGGCGCCGCGTTTGGCCAGATGCGGCTGCTGAAAACCGGTTTCAGGTTTTTGTAAATCGCCTCACTAACGAGCATTTGCAGACTCCCGCGCCTCTTTCTCGATTTCTTCACCCAGCCGCTTACTGGTCTGTATCAACGCATCATTTTTCTTGGCTTCCCACGCCGGCCCCATGAAACGCTGGGGAGCGATGTATCTGCCATTGCGGGCCTTCCAGCCCCATTCCTGGAATTTGCCAGCGAATGCACGGCCATCGAGTGGGATGATCGCCTGAATGCTGCCCATTGCCGCCCGCTGGCCACGGTAGACCCGCTGCCTCAACGACCGGCGTAAATTGCCAGGACGAACCGTGATAGTTTGGCCGCGCTCTTTGAATTTGTGCGGTTTAGTACCGACCGGCGCCCGGCTTTTGGCCTCGGTCAGCACGACTTTTGTGCCGCTTTTCACGGCAATTTCGAGCGCTTTTTTGGCAACCTTGCCTTGCAACTGACTGAGCGACTGTTCCAGCTCCTTCAGCCCGGTGACATGCACGGTGGTGGCCACGGTCAATTCTCCCGCACGCCTTCGCTGACCATGAGATTCAGCTCTTTATGGCGCAGTTCCGGGTCAATCACGGCGTGAATGCTGTAGATTTTGCCCTCAAACACGGCGCGCATTTTGGCGGTGATGCGGGCGTCATAGCGTATGTCGATCATGCCAGTGACCTCGCTGTGGTTTTGCTGAGCGGCAAACAGCGATCGGCCTGTTAATGGCCGGATGCGGGCGTATACGGTGCAAACGTCTACCCAGGTGTTTTTGCCAGCGCCGTGGGTGTCTTTTTGTTCGGTGAGTTGTTGGAAAGTGACGCGGTGACGGAGTTTTCCGGCTTGCATATCAGTAACTCACCCTATGCGGATCCAGCAGACCGTCTACAAACGGATACGGGATGCTGGCAACACTGCCAGCAGCCACCGCCTCGCGGTTTTCGTAAAGTGTGGCCAGGTCAACCAGAATCCATTGCACAATGCTTTTAGGCACAGCGGCGGCCCCGCCATAACCGGCGTCATAGGTTGCCATCATGGTTTTTTGGGCGGCAACCTTGAGCACTATTGATGGGATCAGACCGCTGTTACGGATGTAATAATCCGACTCGTCCAACGTGGTTTCCTCGCCATCCTCATCTACCAGCACTACCGATGAAACCGCCTGCAACGTTGGCAACAGCTTGAGGCAAGACACATCATCGGCAATGGTGCGGTAGGTTTTGGTTAGCAGCGAACGACCAAGCTGGTGTTCGGCGCGTTCGGTGGCCACAGCAATCAGGTGGTCAACAAACTCATCGTCATCACTGCTGTCGGTTGGCAGGCGCAAGTGCTGTTTGGCTAGCGCAGTGGTGACAGCTTGCCCGGAGGCTGGTGTGATGACGATGGTTTTCATACCGGATTAGCCTCGAAATGCGCAATCTGGGCGGGGTCATTGCTGGCCCAACCCACGGCTTTCAGAGCATCAAAATCAGCCTTGGACAGCGTGACTACCTGACCGCAACGCAGCCGTTGGCCGCTATTCGCGGTACAGGCATACAGCGCCACGCACTTGACCGGCTCTGGTTCTGGCGCTGGCGTATCAACTGCCGGTGCTGGCGTATCGACTGCCGGTGCTGGTGTATCGACTACCAGCGCTGGCGTTTCAACTACCGGCACTTCACTGTCTGCAACAATCGCTGCAGATCCTTTTTTACCTGCCATGATTAACCCCTGAACTATTTCGTCATACCAATAAAAAAGGGGCTGTTAAACCCCTTGTCATCACCACCAGCGATTAGCTGGCCGCGTTTTGGTAGTATTTGATGGCGCCGCCAACGTCGATCAGGTTGCCACCGGCGCGCGCCCAGGTCAGGAAGCCCACTTGACCCAGCTTGGCATAAGCCGAGTCTTCAAAGCGATGCATGGTGTTTTGCAGCACATCGCGCACGTAGTAACGGCTGAAGTCGCCGAACAGCACAGACTTGGCATCTGCCGCCATCGTGGCCATATCCTGGTTAATAACAACCTCATAACCCAGAATAGTGTCAGGCATTGCACCGCCCAGACCGTCGTAACCGGGGATGAAGATCGGGCGACCGGTGGAGTCTTTCAGCTTGCGGATCGCCAACAAGGTGTTGTCGTGCAACATAAACCGGCACTGGCCACTGGCGCGGTACGCCGGATCAACACTGTGCACCAGGTCGATCAGGTCATCCACAGTGATGGTAGCCGTCTGGCCAGACGCGCCAACCTTACCTACACTGGCCGCTGTGACAACGCCTTTGGGTTGGCTGGTGCCGGTACCGGTGGTGAAATAGGTATTGGTGATGCGACCCAGACGGGTTGCCTGACGCCCGATGACGAACGCCTCAATATCTACCGCCGAGTCCATCAGCAGCTCGATCGGTACGGCAACTATTTTGGAGCTGAACTTATAGACGTTCAGCGCAATGGTTCCGAAACTCGGATCAGCGCCAGTGGCAGTAGTGTTTTCGGCAATCAGCTCACCAGTTTCGCTGGTGCCGTCCGACGACGGGAACGACATCGGGTTGCCGCCCTCGGTTTGGATAACCGTGGCCACAGAACGAACTCCGCCGAACAACTTCAAGGCATCTGCAATCACCTTGGCAATGTCGGTCTGTACGGTGTAGCCACCCTGACCGGCAGTGGTAGTAGACATGGTGTTGCGGATGTCGGTCCAGTCCTGAGCGGTCAGGGCTTTGTCGCCGCCTTTCAGCCATCTGGCGAACAGTTCGCGCGCTTTGTTTTTAGCCTTGGCGCCGTCGTGTTGATGCTTGTCAGCAAACTCCTGCATCTGATCGTCAGCCAGCGCAGCGTTGAATTTTTCGATGCGGCCAATCTCGGCCTTGGCGTTGTCGATTTCGGCCATCAGCGCGTCATAGCTGGCCTGATTCTCAGGCGTCCATTGTTTGCCATCGGTGCTGGTCATCAAGGCTTGAACAGCTTGCGCCTTGGCTTGAATCAGGGCGCGTAATTCGGCGATAGTCTTCATTTGCGTTTCTCTCAAATAAAAAAAGCCGCAAATGCGGCCTGTAGCTGTGGGGGTAAACGTTAAATCAGGGCGACCGCCAGCCGACGTTCAGCGGCTGCACGGTCAAAATTCAAAGTGGGTGGTGGCGTTTCTGCCTCGGGCGCCGGTTTGGTTTTCGGTGATGGCTGCTTGGGCGCATTTTGGTAGACCGACATATTCCAGGTCGTCGAGTTCTGGGTACCGTTCTGGCCGTTCTGGGCTGCCGATATCTCATCGACGAAGCCTGCATCCAGCGCCTCTTGCGCGGTAAACCAGGTCTCGGCGTCCATATACGCGGCAATATCCTCAACCGATTTACCGGTTTTGCTGGCGTAGGTGGTGGCCAGCGTATTGTCGATTTTGTCCAGCAATGTGGCAGTCTTGGTCAGGTCGTGTTTGTCCCCCCACGCTCCCGTCCACGCATTATGGA